GGGCGTTTTTTCTACTACGAAAATCAGCCCAATTTAACATTTTGTTTTTAATCTCTTTTTGTTTAATTTGTTTCCCAAAATCACAGCATTGGGAGACGCTGAAAAAGGCGACTTCTGCCGTATGTACTAAATGCTCTCCAATGTTATTCCATCGGAAGATGCTTTAAAGTCAGATTTATTTCTGATGATAAATGCTATCCCCATATCAGGAGATACACTATGCAACACAGGAGAGAAGATAAGTTCTGCGATATCGCCAGGTTTACTAAGCTTCATAACACCATACAATTTCCCTTTGAACAAGAACGGACTACCTGTAATATAAGAAACGAGGCAAGCACCACTTCCACCATTAATAATAGTGAATTCTAAGCCGTATGATCTCGAACCTGACCCGGTGTATAGAACTACTTGATTCTGTGCCTGAGCATTCTTTATAACATATATATTGCTTTTCGGGGTAATTGTAAAGGGACCGTTAGATTCATAAATAACCATTCCCCGACTTATACTACCAACCAAATTACAATCTCCTTTTTTGAAATCCAGCATAAGGTTAGGAAAGAAGGTTCCTTTTCCAAAATTGCGCTAATCAAAAGAAGTATTTCCATTATCATCCATTCCTTGCTGTGAAATCATATATTCATCCTGAAATACAGCAGAACCAATAAGAGCAAAATTCGCAAGGAATATCTGCGCCGCAAGTAGCTTATTATAGGGATAAACAGTCCATAGGCCACTATTTTTATTATTTTGAAGCCAAGTTTTTGGGTCGGTAGATGTATTACCGGACACTCGGCTACTCCACATGTACAATACATTCTCTAAAAGAATATACTCGCCATTCTTATATGTTCTGGTTGATTCCCACGAGTCTCCCACAGGGAATGGCGTTGCATCTTTAGCAACAATATTCACTTGCTTGCTTGCAATCAGCTTAGTTCTTGCAGAATCTTCATAAGCATATATACTGATGCGGTTTGCCGTAGGATATGAAGACTCCGGAATCGTATAATCGTAGCCGATTATTGCAGATGGCGAGTCATATTTATAAAGATCCATCGCAACTTCTGAATATGCTGCTTCAACTTTTAGCGTGAGATAAGCCAACACCGATGCTTTGTCGATTCCCTCTCCCAACCAAAAGCGAATAGACAAAGGCGCTTCCTGCACATTGTATGCGCTGACGCTCACTACTTCCGGGTTAGTCTCTATCCAAAGTCTGTAAGCCTCTCCTGTCAGGTAAAAATGATTCGTTATCTGCATAATATATCCATTTTAAACAGTTCCTGATACGCTGCCTGTTAATCCCATTTTCGCCCTGACCATATCTTCATATGTCACCGATATTGATGCTGCGGTAAATGTAGCTGACGACTTCCCTGTCAACACAAAAGCTACTCCGGCATTATCCTTAATAGAGAATGTCCATGATTTAATAAGATTAGGCTTCTCTTCGCCAGTACTTCGTAATACAGCAACCGGTGTAATAACAGCGGTCTCACCTTTACGTACAGTATTGCCACTAATACCGGTAATCTTAAGGATTACATAGTATGGGTCAGAGAAGTCGGTTATCTCATCATAACCGGAGGCTACAACAGAACCGTCCTTCTTTACATCGCAACGTAGCTTCAAAACGTTGTCCACATCACTGGTAGAAACCACCTGTGTACGCGCTGTACCCCAGTTTACATCTCCTGTGCCAAGCATCTTGACCCATTGGAAAGAGTAGCCGGTATAATCGGTAACTTCCACACCGTCCTTGAAAATACGTACGTTATCCGTTAATGATTCTCCGGTGGTCACTAACTGGGAACCTTTATTATTAGTAATCAGAACATCATATTGGTTTCCTGTACTTTCTTGGATTATGACCTCTTTTGAAATTGCATTAAAACCAACCGAAGTACCACTTACCTCTATCGTTCCTGACACGGTAATCCGGTCATTGTCATAGCCGGATATCGGCACAAGATTCTTCATTACACGGAGTGCCGGAAGGTTGTAGCTGGTGCCTCCCACATTGGTTGGACAAGCATCTATTTTTTTGAAGAAGCCTACCATACCGGCATTAGTAGATAGTCCATTACTGTCAAATGTCAGAAGCAAGTCATTATACCGCCATTCAAGTGTCTGCGGCGTCAATACATTGCCGTCACTTATATCGCGCAGGACCAACACCACAGTAGGACGTGATGACTCGGCGATAGTTTCGAAATTCGGAATAAAAGCATTCGTACCTTTATTATAACGCTGCACAAGGGGCGTACCCTCAACACGCAATGTGCCGTTGATGGTAGTGCCATCCATCAATGCGATAATCGTAAAACCACTTTCTAAGTTCATTCAATACCTCTTTCCTCTTTTGACGTTTCTTCCTGGTTCTCCGGTTCTTGGGAAATTTCCGGTTCTTCCGTCCCGGGAATTTCTTCCTCCGGTTTTTCAGTATCCTGTACCACTTCATCATATTCTCCGCTTTCCTGCTGTTCCTTTATCAAGGTCTTCAAACGCTCACCCGATATGATATCCGGTGTAAAGTTTGAAAGTACTTTCAGGGCACTTAGCGGCAAAATCACGCGGCCGTCAGGAATACGTTCAGCATACTTGTAATCGTATCCTTGCTCTTGCAATTCTTCCGGTTTAACTAATAGGTAGTTCATATTATTCATATTTATTGGTTATCAACAATGCATCCCCGCTCGTCAGTACAGCACCGGTACTTGAAGTGATGAGACATGTTACTGCATACATCTTTACCTTGGCATACACGGACAATGAATAGTGCGGATTGAAAGAGAATGATGAGGGTACGAACTCAACGGTCCGTCCACGGCCTACAGTCACAGCCGTACTCCCCGGTTTGGTTGATTTGGCATACCATTCAATTACAAACAAGTAGTCTTTCGATGTCGGGATTGCCTGCTTATTGTAAGACAACAGGCATTCGAATGCGACAGGAGTAGTCATTCTTGCCGAAAGCTTGACTCCCTTGGTCTGCCTGATATCCGCACGTAAAGTGCCCGGCATCTCCACTTTTATAGCCGTTGTAGCCTGCAAATTCTCAGATGCCGGCGCAGAAGGCCGGTTACCTTCATAATAAGCGGCACGTACACGTACAACCATGTTGCGGATAAACCTCGCGTCAAAAGTCAGCGTTTTGCCCCAAGTGCCGCCGGCATTCTTGCCGGAGACAAACACCTCAAGCTCATCAGCCGTAAAATCTCTCCAGGTAGTACTGTCCAACACCTGCCACCAATAAGCGGTATTGGCATCAGCCACCGGATTCTCAGCCGAATATAACTGTGCATTTATCGAATAAAGCCATTCACCTTTACTGTTAGGTACAACGTCCAGCGGGTTAATGGTCCAACCTTTCGGCCGGTTGATTTTAACCGAATATGCCAGTGAATCGAAAAGGGATGAACGAAGAATTACACTTCTCTCCACTTTCTCGGAGGTGTTTTTACGCTTATCCGTAAATGAAAAAATGCAATATAACTCAAGAGGAGTGCTTGGATTTATATTCTTTTTTACCGTTAGCGAATAAGCCGGTTTACCGGAAGCTGATATCACATAATTACTATCTCCTGTAATACGGTTACTACTGTCTGCCTTCGGGGCTCCTTCATACCATTCCGCTCCCGTAATGGCTTGTGAACCGTTCATAATGCCTTCCGGGTCAGATACTGACACATAAGGCATCAGAACACAAGGAACGAGCGAACGGTCAGGCTCGTAATCGTTCGTGTCCTTGTTGTAATTCTGTACAGGATTACCGGATAGGACCTGTATCTCTGCCAGGAAAGAATACGGATCTATGTGTACCTGTACGTCTTTGGGTTGGGTTTGTATAGCCATTTTAATAAGTGTCTATTATAGTTATTTTCTTATGTCCTGTTTTTTCTGTTACCAACTCCTCAAGGCTCTTACCACCGACTCTCTGAATAACAATTGTCATTCCACGGCATGGTATGAATCCCAATAACTTGTACCGGTATTCAACGAGGTGAGGAAAAACTCTTTCTAATCCCATAACTTTCAAATTCTAAATCCAACATAATTTTCAACTGTCTCCATATCTTCGCCCACCGGGATGAATACCCGGCAAATGAATTTCACTGTTCTAACCGAAAATCCCCATTCGCTCCCCATATCGGCAGAAGTCAACCGGATAACATGCTTCTGTCCGTCCACATAAGTAGGAGACCAGCTATTATCGGCAGGTACATTTCCGGTATCCCGCAGCCATTCCATTTCGACACCGGTAGTAGCCATAAGAACATTGGTGATATCACGGTTTCCATAACTCACTACGGCAGCAATATCGGTATTCACATCATTTCTGAAGAACTGCCAACCAGCAGTAGATGTAAAGTCAAGATGATAATTCTTATCCCCTTCGAGCAATGTCCATCCGGCAGAGTTCCACTGAGGTTCTTCGGTAGTCTTGTCTACTATGCAACCCCACTTACAGCCATAATGATAGACTGTATGCTGTTCCAGTGTGGTTATCACCTTCTGATTCTCCAAAAGGGTTTCATAGTCTACAAAACGATAAGGTTCATCGCTCTGGGCAATTTCCAAGGCCCACTCGCCACGATCCACCTTTTTAGGGATGATTGTCCCATTCCAGTCAGCTTCATATATCTTTTCAAAGACACCAATCTTCGACATGACTCCGACATCTGTAGGACCGATAGGAAGTTTCTCTATCATCTTCACATTTGGGAACCGGCCAAGGGTCAACGCATAGTTGTAGTCTTCGAGAATGGGTTTGAAGACATTCTGCAGGAACATAATCCGACCTTCACGAGATGAAAGTAGCCATGATTGCGCACGCTCATTTGCCGCTTCGCCAGCATCCGGAACCGTTGCATTACCCCGGCGAGTGACGTTGTAACCTTCAACAGGCGGGTAGTTTCTTCCTCCTGGAACTTCGCTATCAGGATAGAGGACAACAGTCAATGTATTATCATTTATATTTTTGGATACTCCCCGGAACCAAGAAGTATAATAGTCGGCACCTCCAGAAAGCAAGGTGTTGATAATGGATAGCATGACGTCATTCTCATCAAGAGTTGTCCAGTCGGTGTCCGTGCGCTTCTCCATCCATAACTTATAAGTGGAATCATCTATTTTCTCTACTTTCTCTATTGTACCACAATCAGAAAACGAGAAGTCGCCGGACATTGCCTGGATCTCGTTAATGATGAGCGAAAAGACCTTCATGGCATTACGGACTTCCAGAGTGGAGCATTGAATACGGCCATCGGAAGTCATGATGATGCCTTTACCAGCAAGGAAGCTATCAATGGCCTCTCCAACATTGGCACCACCTAATAACTCAAGAAGGTATTTAGTGAAGTCCTGGCGGTCCTTGTGGATGTATTTATCGCCTTCGATATCTCCAGCTATATCTGCATAACCGGCTTTAATTTTCTGGCCGTTGACTAACAGATATTGCGAAACATAGCTAAGTAGATTGAGTAAATCTATGTTTTTATGCTGGTGGCCAACGCCGCCGCCGGATCCGGCAAACGAAGACAAGAATTGACCGACGAATGTGGCGAAGCCTTCGGCAGTGGTAGTCCCCCACTCCTCGGAGTAAGGGTTCTGGATAGGAAAGAGTGCCCCCTCGGAGAGTGGCAGGCGGGGAACTTCAGCAAGCCGAGGGGGCACTGTAAAAGAACCTACTTCGGGCACAGTAATGTTGAGGACATCTGCAGGTACGTCGGTTCTGGGGAGGTTTAATAAGGGACGGGCATCCGCATATTTGAAAGTGAATGTATAGTTGCTGGGGAGGGCACGATCGGTGTAACTTACGTTACTTTCGGTGACAACGATCTGACGCAGGTAGTTACCGACATAGAGGTATTTTGCCTGAGAGGGAAAGAAGTCGAGTAGCCATTTGCGCTCATCCAGGTTTAAGTGGCCAGTGTTTTTCTGAAACTTACGTTCAGTGTCAACGCGGTACTCCTGGGAGACTTCGTCAATTTCAGCCAGGTTGTGGGTGTGATTGCCGTTGAATGTGGTGGTTCCGTAGGCGCGGAAGGTATCGAGCCCGCCCAAGGAATTCTCGAAGAGGATCCACTGTTCCTGCTCTGTGCGCATGTCTTCGGCATAGTAACGCTGTACGTATGTGAGTCGTTGACCGATGGGATTCTCAACCCAGACATCGTAGTAGGCCGGCAGCTGATGGTTGAGCCAACCGGCAACAACGGAGTACTGCAGAGGGAGTGTGTAGGCGATGCCAGCAGTCAGTTCAGCGACAGTGTAGTCAGTATGCGAGATGACGGATCCGGAATCGTCAGTGAAAAAGGCCCGCAGCTTCACTGTACTGGAGACTACAGAGTAGTAGGTCAGGAACTCCGGAGAATAGTAGGTAACCGGCTTGATATTGGGTTGCCAAGTGAGGAAGTTCTGCGTGAGAAAATTAGCGGCGGAGTCGGATAAACGATCGACGCCGGCACGGATGACGCGGAAGGTCAGTACAGATGTGCCATCAATTTCTGCAGTAAAATCGGAAACAAGCGAGGTCTGCTGATATATTTGTCCGGACTCGAACAACCGATAGGATAGCCTGGCATGGATGATATCACGCAAGTTTATTGTGATGTCGTTGTTGGACGACGGATCGTATCGCTGAGAGAGGATTTCGACATCGCCTTGCTTCAGGACAAAGGAGACCTGATCAGAAGAAGAGATGCGAAACTCTTTCAAGTTCTGAGATAATGATAAAGCATCCGGTTGCTGAAGTATTGTCATATTGATTTCTTTTTTATGCCAAAATTAGAGCTGGAAAGGGAGTAACTAAAGGACAAAATCAGGTAGGAGTCGTCGATGGACGCGTAGGACGTTCATTGGGATCCTTTTCTGAGAATAGTGCCGGACGCAGGGATAAATCTATGCGATAATAAACTTTTCCATTTGTTCGACGTGTATAATATATATAATAGGTACGGTGATAATAAGTGCCTCCAGCATCGTAAATAGCCTTGGTTGGTGGCAAAGGATAGATGGCTGAAACAGTATTCCGAATATAACCTTCACCTTCGCTGGGACTATAACCGGCAGCAATATATTCAGATTCGCTGACTTCTGTAGCGGAAGAAACAATCATCCATTTGTATTCTGTATTCCGGACCATACGTTCGGATTCAGACTTTGCAATAGATAACGGTTCATAAAGTGCAGTGGTCATTAACTCGGAGGTTACCGGTTCTGATTCTCCACCGATTGTGTATTTAAAGATGTTGAATAACAACTCAACTCCCTGGAGAGTAACCTTGTGATGAACCTGAAGGGAATTTTTTAGAGAGTTAGGGAGCAATAAATCGGCAGAGACCTTATGAAGGGAATTACGGAGAAGGTTGTCAAACTTCCGGTAGAATTTCTCGAATATACCAGTGGGACCATTATATAGCAGGGAATATCCCCATTTGCCCAATACATCGTGGTTGGTTCCGACCGCATAATTAGAGCTATATTGCACAAAAGCCAAGATAGGTTTCTGATCCGGATTATTTGCCACAACATCTTCATCTGATGCTGTAGAATCTTCGGCAGCACTCTCTACCGGTACGCCATCGATCGTTGAATTGAGTGTGCGGCCATCACCGATATAAGGAGCTGTCTCTCCCCTTTTCATTGTACCTCTATTTGTATCTGGTATATCCGGAAAGGCAAGATATGACAAGCAAAACGCACAATCCGGTACTTTGACCTCATAGGCCTTGAGGGAACCGCCGGCATAGTAAGGAATGTTACCATCGGAAAGTCGCTCTTCGATAGTACTGTCTGCGTATCCTGTACGGCAATAGCTACCATCAGCCTCTTTGTACCAGGCTTCCGGATATTTAGCCTCCAGCTCGTAAGTTGAATCGTAGGTATCCCCTTCTGTAATCACCGTTTCAGAGGATAGCTTGAGCTGTTGGTATCCGGAAAAAGAAAGTTCAGGATGGGATTTCAAATATGGGGTTAAATCGACTGTTGGTTTTGACTCCATAATGTCGTTAAACAGTTCTATACGCACAGTACGTGCAACTTCGTCGGGGATAAACTCACAGCAGAACTTTTTGCGATAAACATCGAGAATAGTGTTGGCCATACAATCGGGCACCAGGTGGGCAAGCAGGATCGTACCGTTGACGAGGGAGTCGATGGTATTATTAATGAATACCATTTTGTTGAAAGGTTCGCTCGTCAGGAGGAAGTGATCGAGCAAGGTATAGCCAAAGTAGGTGAAGATACGGCGCAATAGATATGCGGCACGAATGAAAGGAGAAATATAATAACCCGGCTCAAGCTTAATGATACGATCGTTGACGGTCTCTTTGCGTTCGAAAGAGTTGTAGAAACGATAGCTTCCTTTTCCGGCATTGCTGGATATGCAGACATCGGCATCGTTCATATAATTGATGCGATTGACATACCGACGGTCTCCATCCAGGTTGACCGTTATCGGAAAAATGGCAAAATTGGGATGGGAGTTGTCACGAAGGGACCAACAGAAGTCTATTCCTTGTTGGACTGTGGTGATTCCCGGAATGGTTTCATCACCAAAGATATCGGTTAGGGTGACATCGGATATTCTGGAAAGGAAAGAACCTTCGTTCATGTAGAATGCCGTGGAAATCTTTTCATGGCGTTTGGCTCCTAAAATGGCTTGCCGGCAAGGCATAAAATAATCGCCATCCTGGATGCTACAATCTATGTTGGCTGAAGGTTTGTTTCGGTTGGCCAGCATGTCCGGGTAGTTGGTGAGCTGACGGTTCAGGTCGGTGTCCGGGAGATCTGTTGGCAGGGACTGTTCGCCCCATTCGTTGAAAAAGAGGTTTGGACGCTCGATTTCGAGTTGGGTACCGGGAGTAAGATGATAGGCTTGGCCGGCTTTGGTATTGACTATTTTCATGATGCTTGTTTTTTGGATCCTATTGCACGGGCGCGGTTACGGAGATCGGTTTTTCGCTCGATATCGGAAAGAACTACAGAAGCGGGTACTCCATATTCATCGAGATGGATGATGGAACGAGCCAGCTTCTCCATGAGTTCCGGAGGAAGTGCAGCTCCGGAGTTACCGGTAGGTACCGGATCCGGGGTTGATGAAGTGGAACTTATTGATCCGCCGGAAGCATAACCGGCCATGCGGGCGCGGATAGCTTGATTAAGATCGAGCGTGCGGATGTTGCCAGCTTGCTGGGATTTATCAAGGATATCCAAGATAGGTGCTACAGTGGGATTTTCGACGGCAGCGTTACTGGCCACCCATTCTTTTGATTGGCCAGAAGGCCCCTCTCCTACTATGACGGTAGGATGATCGATGAAACCACGAGCATCCGGATCATAGTCGGAGTTCGGAAAGAGTTTGCCGTCCTGGGCACGGCGGACATCGATTTTACCACCTTCCTGGCGACCGGTGGCAACGCGGGCACCAGCGGCGGATCCGGAGGAGGAGCTTCCGGAGAGAGTCATATTCTTGACCTTATCGCGTTCGGCGTTGGCAGCTGCTAACTCTACAACTCCGGTAGCAGACATCACAGCAGCTGCAATTGGACCTGCAATCGGACCTAACTGTCCCAGAGCCATCATTACAGCCAAGGCTGTATTAGCTATAATTTGAGAAGCTTTTATTGCAAATTGCACATCAGCATATTTTTTTTCAATATCTAACTTTTTCTGCGCCTTCTCTTGCTCTAATTGTTCTATCTTCTCTTCGTTACCCTGAGCTGCTTCAATTTCAGCATCGTACTTAGCTTCAACATTATCTATTTCAATTTGCTTAAAGGTATTGAAAGCCTTACTCAGTCCATTCGTTACCGTGCCAACAATCTGCTGCATATTTTGCAGGATGTTTTCACCAAAGTTCTTCCAAAAATTCTCTTCTCCTATATGCTCAAGTGCGCCTTGCAGATTTTCAATACTGTTATATATAGTAGTAAACTCTTGAGATATACTATTTCCTTGTAGTGCACGAATTGCATTCTCTGTATTTTTAACCAGCTCCAATTTATCCTGCTGATATTTCTGATGCAATGAAAGTTTTGCCTGATTGTAGATATCAGTCACTTCCTTTTCATCCTGCCCATTTTCCTTGGCATACTCCAGAGAAGCTTTATAGTAAGATTCAAGTAAGAGTAGCCGTGTGTTGTGTTCTGCCTCCAGTCTATCTACAGCAGATGTAGGTGTCTGTACCACCATCTGCCGCATCTCTTCCAAATTATTTATATAGGTTTGCTCTGCTTTCAGCCGGGCATTAAATGATGTTTGCTCCGCTTTTTCTACGCGGCTATTGGCATCTTTTACTGCTTTTTCTTTCAACTCACCATGTTCCAAATCAAGTTCCTCAGACTTTCGGGCAAAATTCTTTTCGATTAAAAGCCGTTTATCAGCAGAACTTCTATTGAATGCAGCTTGCCAAATATCAAATTGCACCTGCGACATTTGCTTATTATGTAGCATTAATCGATAGGCATTCAACGATGCTGTATATGAACGTTCTTCAGTGTCTAATTCTTGATTTCTGAGAGCTTGCATATCTTCTATGATTTTTTTCTCTGCAGCCACTCTTTCTTTATCTCCAGAATCATCATTTTTTTGATTTGTCTTTGTTTTTTTCTGAAGACCTAAATTTTGTAGGATTTCCAATTCGGCTTTCAGTGCTGCTACTTTTTGATTTCTTGCAATAACCTCCTCTTTAGTAGATGCTACGACCTTTTCAGATTCTTCGATCTCTTTTTTCTTGGCTTCGATTAGGTCGGTTTTTTCTGAAGCAGAATCTGCTGAGGAGTATTTCGCATCAATTTTGAGCAATTCTTCCGTATATGTTTTCATCATAGCTTCATACAAACTAATCTGATCGTCAAGCTGCTTTTTCTTAGCTGCCCATGCTTTGTAGGCAGTGGGTGAGACACCTTGAGAGGCGGCTATTTCTTCGATACTTTTTCCGCTATTCATTGGGTCGCTAATTTCCCACTCCACTGATTTAAATTTCAGTGCTGTTGATTTATCTTGTGCTGCGAACCAGTTGGTGCGGTTAGTATTTGCTTCGGATAACTTGGAGAGGGCTGCCTGCTGCTTGGCTGTCACCTGCAATTTTTCCACATAGCCACTGAGCGCTTCTGTATTGTTATTAATGAGCTTGCCTTCTTCGGTTAATGTTGCGTGGTACTCCGGTACTATTTTTTGTATTTCATCAAGGGCGGATTTTCGTTCGCCATAACCCTTGCTCGAATCGAAAAGAACTTTTTTCAATGTGTCCAACTGTTTCTTTTCCTCAAAAATAGATTTATTCGCTTCAATTGTAATGGAATTAACTTCAGACACTTTCGTTCGAAAAGCAAAAAAGGCAATAGATGCTGTGGCGAGCAGTGTCGTTACAACTCCGATCGGCGATGCCTTGAGTACAAGATTGAACATTTCAGTGGCTGCAGTGGCCAAATTGCAGCGGCCTTTATAAAGGTCTAAGACGATTAACTTTGCAAGGAATGCTTTTCTGGTTAATGCGAGTTGCAGGGCTTGACGCTTCTCGGCAGCTACGGAAAACAAGGTACTCTTGGCATATTTGGCGTTCCAGACAGTTACTGCTTTCTGAGTAGCAATATAGGTAGTATAAGCTGTGACTAATAGTGTGAGGGCTTTCCGATGCTTGACTATCCAGCCGAGAAGTTCCATTGTAGTGACGGATGCTCCGGTATAGAAGTTATCCCATTTCTCTTTCAGAGGGAGAAGCGTTTCTCCAAGTTCGCGCTGCGCATTTTGAAAACGAACGGTGGCTGCTTGAGCACGATCGGCAGAGGAAACGTAGTTATCACCGGCTTCCGCCAGTTGTTTGTCGACAATGGAGGCAACGGCTAACATGAAATCGCCTGTCTGTGCCATCTGCTCATTGATTTCGGCAGCGGATAATCCAAGGTTATCCAGGATCATGACGGATTTACGGCCAAGACCAGTGACAATGGAGGACGTCATGTAATCTACTGACTGGCCTGTTTGTTGAGCTTTGAGCTGGGCAAATTGCAGGTATTTACCAAGGTCATCGAGTGGGATTCGGAAGTCATTAGCTTGGACAGTGGCTTTCATGAGGTCGAGATCGGTAACGGTTCCTTTGGTAGCTTTGCGCAAATTATTGAGGATAGTTCCATCGTCAAGTGCATCGAATGCTTTCTTTACGCCATCAGCGGACTCCGCCATCTCAATACCTTCGGCAACGATATCCTTCATTCTGGCGATATATTCTCCGGCTTTCTCTGCGAACTTGGTGAGTACAATTCCGGACATAGCTCCTAAAGCCGTTTCGGAAGTGGCAATCTCTCGCAGACTTTTGGCACTTACTTTGAGCTCATTCATGCGCTCATCGACTTTTTTTATTTGGCCTTCCAGGAGTGCATAGCGTTCCGGATCCAATGCTTTTGAAACATTATCTAACTCTCGATGCAGATCACGGGACTGTTTTTTGAGCTGTGCCATCGACAGGACGTTGACATCGAGCTTACGGGTAAGCTCGCCCATCCGTTTGTTGTTATCGGAAATTTGCTTGCCATAGGCCTTATATTCCGCTGCCAGTTTCTTGTAGGTATCGCTCTCTTTTTTGCCTTTGGATTCAAGCTCAATCATGGACTTAAGGCGTTCGCGTTGTTGCTGTTTGAGGTCCTTCGTTGCCTTGGAAAGTGCATAAATTTCTTTCTGTGCCTTATCGGTTTCGGCAGAAATGACGTACCTGATTTCGTCTTCGGAGAGATGTTTCTTTGCCATATCGGTTACCAATTAGAGGATTGTTCGTATTGGAGAGCTTGCTCCAGCTCTTGACGGATGGAGCTGCGGACTTCTTCGGTGAAGCCGTATTGGATTTCTGGAAAGGTCTCATGGTATAGTACTCCCCAGACAACGCGGTTATAGATGGCCAGATTGCTCCGGATATGACGGGAAATGCGATCGTTTCCGCGACGGTAGTTAATATCCAGGAAGCGGAGATATGGGAAGATGCGTATGTAGTAGACTTGCTTGGAGTCAGAAGACTGTGAGGTAAACGGTCGACGCGTGAGGTGTGCTAAGAGGTTACCTGAGCGGGTATTAAGGTACGTGCGAACCACATTTTCTTGCGTTTCGTAAATTTTATTGATGCCCTGGGACATGACATCGTTTATAAATCGGGTCCGGATGAGCTGGTCTGTAATCATATTCGCTGCTTATTTACAGCGAAAATAGGTCGGAGAAGATAATGAAGAAAGGACAGTTATCGGCGGAAGATGAACCAATAAATAAAAATGCCGGCTATTGGAAGAGCTAATGACAGGATGATGTAGAAGAGTTTATCGACTGATGAATGAATGGAAATCATCGGCATCAGGAGTAATACAATAACTATGTAAATGAGGTACAACATATTAGTTGGTTTTATTTTATTCAAAAATAAGCAATTTGTTTGGAATAAGCAAGGAAGGTCCGGGAAACCTGGTATCTTTTGTGTAACTAATACGGTGGAGGTTTCCCGGAATCCCTACTCTATTTCATGTCTTTGGCTTGGAGCATCCAGCGAAAGTCTAAGCCGGCGGATCCGGGACGGTTCTGATACTGATAGCCGGCATCGTGCATGGCTTGATGAACTTGATCCTTGGTGATCTGAGCACCCGGATCAATGCGACGGATGGCGTCGAAGACTTCATCGGTGGTAAACCAGTGAGTCGTATGACGGGCATCGGGTGCAGGCTTGAATGATGCAGACAGAGCTGCGATGTGGATGCTAATATCGGTTATTTTCTGTTCTTGTTCTTCATTTTTCATTTTGTACCTCCTTCTGATCATTAAGTGCTAACGTTATTTGTTCCTGAAGATCTATGAGTTCTTCTCTGGTACACATAAAAGAGTTATTCCCTCCCATGCTAACATCAAATTGCTCCAAAGTCTTCTTACCGCCAGTATAATAGCTATATTTTAAAATTTTGAATATTGGCTTATTCATGTGAACCTCCTTTCTCATTAACATCAAGTGCATGCTGAAGACAAGCTATGATTTCACGAACATCATCTGCCGGGATTGCGCTCATCTCAATATTACCACAATAACAGATATTATACAAATATTCTCCGGATTCTTTATCTGAATAAGCTCGTTCGCTGGTGACGTAGATATCACGTTCAGTAATTGACAGGTTCTTTCTCATTTGGTGCCCCCTTTCTGTTTACCACAATGCTCTTTCCAAAGGAAATGCTGTGTCCTTTGATGATCATAGACTTCATTAAGAAGTTGCCGGAGGCAAAAAAGCTCATTAAGATTCAAATCTTCAATAATGGAATATTCACCGACATGAATAGTGTAACGTGGTGTTGTGCTTGTACCACCCATATAATGCTCTGTTGCCCTGGTAACAAAGATATGGCGTATTCTTTTGTTCTTCTTTCTCATTTAGAATCTCCTTTCTTTGATTTTCGTGCCATAAGGCAGCAATAAGCTACGACTAAGATACAGGGTAAACAGATAAATGTGGCGCAGATACTGGCGATGGTAGCAATGTACCAACGGTCGGAAGTGGTTTTAACTTCGCAGTCACATAGGCTGCGGTAGTAACGCTCTTGGAGCGTGTTACAATCTTGCGTTGAGCAGGATGCAGGCACGGTTGATGTACCTTGGGTTAAAGTTTTCATGTATGATAAATGATTTGGCTATTTCTGACAAATTCTCTTTTATCAAATAGATACAAGAACGGCTGTCAGTTTCCCGAGATCGCCAAATCATTTATCATACTCACCCTTGAGCAAATAAGATACCGAGAAAAGACAGCCGTATTTGTTTACGCAAGTAAACTTCTACAATTTCGTATATGAATCTGCAAGCAGACCTATGGACATAAAAAAAGCCCAATTTCGTATTGAGCACTTATCCCGTACTCAAAGATGATCGTATAATAAATAATTTGGCACTGCAAATATGGGGATTTATTTTTAGAATGCAAAAAGAAAACATAAATTCTTTATAATGATAAACGAAACTTTAAAAAGCGGGAATTCCCGTTTTTAGGTATTTAAGAATTGGCATGAGAAGCGGGTCAATGGAATGTAGAATTATTCAGTGGGGATGATCAGTAGTAAAAAAGCGGAGTTTTAGGCTCCGCTTTTTATTATTTAGTGTTTACTTTCGCTATAATTCGTCTGACCTCAATTATCAACTCGTCTCCAAGATACTCAACCATTGGTAAGTCAATATTTGAAGTATTATTAGCAGTATTATAGTCTGTAGCTGCTGCAAACAAATTCCAAAACGAATTTCTTAGCTTATTGGTTTTTATTTGTCGGGAGACAACGGTTTTTTCAAACCGGTTAATTAAAATATGGAGTTGATTGATTAATGCTAAAATTTGGTTATTAGCATTTTGCTGTTCGTAAGCATCTAATATTTTTTTTATGCATTCTTCTATTGATTTTAAATCGGAAATAATCAACTCCTTATCAAATCGCTCTTCAGAAAGTTTCTTCGTCACATACCAAGCAACAAAAATAGTTACCAATATTGTAACAAGTATATTCACAATATCAATAGGTTCTACAACATAATTATATGACCAACTTGTTTTCAATAAACCAAATGACAGAATGGTAATAAGAGCTATAACAACTACAAGAGAAATGGAAAAGAGTATTATTGCTATTTTGTTTTGTCCCATATTTCTTTATTAATATAGTCAACTACCCATTGAAAAATATTTGTTTTGAATTCTATCAAATTACGAATTTTTTGTACTCCATAGTTACGCCCTAATTCGCCAAATGATTGATCTAAGAATGAACTTGGATATCCCTTGGTACCATCTAATTCAAAAATAATCTTTCCATTACCTTCAGCATTTACTTCTAAATAGGCAGGTTCTAATATAGTATTATAAAAGTCTTCACCTGAGTGTGGTCCTAAAGCAATCCATCTTCCACCCAAAACAGGACTATAATCTTTTGCTATATTTATTTTCTTTTCCATACTGTATAATTTTCTTTATTAATGGTCCAATAATAATATGTTCCTACAAAATTAGGATGTTGTTTTATTACGAAATTATCATTAATATAACGCAAAGATACTCTATTTGTTATCAAAACAAAGTCAGAAATCCATTTTTTTTCAACCATATGTCTTAATTGCGGTAATCCCCGTCCACGATTAGGCTGTTTAGTAGAAGACCCTAATTTTCCTTCTAATGCATACAAAAGTATTTCTTCATCATTTAACTCCTTGTATTGAGAAGGAAGTCCAGCTTTTTTATATGAGTCAATGATACCAATTCCCATATCAGCAAATGCAAAAACCATTTTTTGCTCCTCCCTATCTCTGTATTGGTATAACCACCAATTTATATTTTTCTTTTTTATACCATGTTCTATTGCATTTCCTAATAGTTCAGTTAACAATGTATTAAATTCATAATAGTTTTTTATACCCATTCTTTTCAATTCTGTTTCTATTCCTGTTGTTATCTGAGGATTTATTTTAGTGTTTTGAAAGAATGGTATATAGGAGTCTTTAAGCTTCACATAACTATGGAGTGTTCTATGATTTTTATTTTTTCTCTTAATGATATTCACCAATTCTTTATCACATTTAGACACTGATTGCAAATAAACACTCTTGCCTTTATTGTAAACTTTTTCACCTTGAGCTATGAGTATCATATAAGATTCATACGAAAGTGTTTTAATCTCAGAAAAGTCAATAAATACATTTTTACCATGAACAGACATCATTTTTCTTAAAGATCTGATAACATTAGTTTCATGTTCTTCATCCAATAAAAAATGCGCAGGTAACACAATAGTTCGATTTTTCTTTCGCCAATAGTAATATATTAGAAGTGTCATCCCTGTTAACAACACAGACAGCAATACAAGCCAAATATAATATTTAGATTCCATTATTTAAATGTGCATATGTTAAAATTCAAAAAGTGAGGTCCTCATCGCTAAATACAGTTGTTACCATCTTATAGTGCATCTCAAATAAGGCCATGTCTTCTTCCGGCAAAGTATGATATGTGTTCATAATTTGAGGAAAAAGTTTCATATAGTCCATTAAGAATATATTTAGAAAGAAGAAACAATGTCGCATACAAACGGTAGAAGAGTTTATATATTGTTGGCTCTCAAGTTCGAACATTTGTCCAAATTGCATTACTGAGATAAATGAAGGGTGAGCATGTATCGAAAGCTGAGCATATATTTTGCGCAATAAACTACCTTGGATTCCAACATGTGGTAACACTTCCTCCCAATCAAGTTTTACAACTTCATTATTTTCATTGAAATAGAATCTATATTTATAATTTTTGATAGCGTTGTCTATTCGGTGCTGCGAATCTAATGATAATGATTGGTATAAATTAGATTCGTGAATATTTTGTGTATAGTTTTCTATCATACGTGCTTCTTCCACAGCCTGCTGTTTTAAATCATCCTCAAGTTCACTATAATTGAAATTCTGACGATTTTTATATCCTGATATTAAGAACAATGTAAAAATAAGTTCTTTTTGTTCTTGCGATTGAGGTACAATATTAAGCGTTTCAAAAGTGCATACTGTTTCAAATAGATTTCTTGCTACTGTTGTTAGCACGACCGGATCAATAAAATTTTCAATGCGAAAAACGTCATCCTGAAATGAAACACCAGAAAGGATATTCTTTAGATTCATTGCTTTAGATAAAACCGTTTGTAACAAAATTTTATCATACCCCTCTAATTCATGATTTATCGGATCTTTATGATGATTCATCAAGATTTTGGTATAGCAGTTGATGTATTTATCCAAGATAATAAAGCAAGATTGGATATTATCACTCATGATAAGTGAACTTATTCGGAGTAACACATTCATATTCATCATATTTAAAGTCTCAACTCCTCATATCGTGCGCCAACCGGAACCACCCGGAATCCGATTTTACGGATTACACGATATGAGGAGTTGATGAAATGGTTTATTTTTGGCAAAGGCAAATGTAGTGAATAGTATTTAATTAACAAAGAAAAAGGCTTCCAACTCGTGGAAGCCTTCTAATCAGAGGGAAAATAATAATGTTCAATTAATACTCAGCGTTCTTTATCCAAACTTTACCCTCAAATTTTGGTGTTTTTAAAAGCGATGCTCCTTTTCAGGATGCATTGTTACAATACAGCACTCATAGCGCTTAATTTCTTTCCTATATCATTTAATGCAGCAGACAGCGTACTCAACTCATTAGGAGTAAAAGTAGCCTCTTTACCGTTTACCCTGTTGCCATTGAGGCGTTGATAAAACCAAGAAGAGGATTTACCAAAGTATTTGCGGGCAATGTATGAGACGGATATTGCTGGCAATACTTCTTTCATTTTATCACGCAATACTTCTTGCCGAACATCCTCTAATTTATTGTGGATATTTGCAAAGTCTTGTTTGACGCCTTCTAAAAGCCTTTCATCATCTTCTGTATCCATTGACTCCAGCAATTCTGAAATCTCTTTGTCAATTTCAACACGATGGGCTTCATCGCTTTTTTTCCAAAGCTCTTTCAACTCAAAAAAACGTTCAGTCTTATCCATATAGCAAAATTTTAAATCCAACGAAAGGAATCCCGCCCTTGTGGCCAACAAGGGCGGTTTTCCTTCTGGTCAATACAGCTTACCACCCAAACTCTTGATTTCCTCTTCGAGTCGTTTGATTTCTGCTTCAACCACCGCTTTCATGTTCCTGCTTCTTGAAGACAGTTGATGATGTCTGCGGAGATAAAATTGCAGGTCTTCTTCCAGCTCTTTTATCCGAGCCTTTAGCTCTTTGTCATTATTCATTAAGATCTCTTGTCTTAATGACAATGCAAAAATAACATTTTTATTATTAGCATCCAACTAATTCAATAATAAAAATATTATTGGATTGATTATTTAACACTTACGTAACCATAAGTAGACAAATCCTCCAAAAAGTGTTCAGGGGAATCAGCGCGGACCACATTCCCCGTTTGGTCATGGAAGCGGTCGGCAAAATGGTACATGTATTCCTGATCGGTGCACTGGCTGTCGAAACGGCTGCTCTCACGGAGTTTGGTTACAAAATCGGCGGCGCAGGTGGCGGTAATTTTACCGCCGTCCTGCAAAGTGTAGGTTGTTGTCATTATTATGCTAATTTTTTGGTTCTGAGTTTGAAAAATATTTTTTGGTCGGCGGTTAAAAAAGGAATGTTCGCAAGGGAGCATCCTGTGTTAACCATGCCTTGTTTTGCAAAGGTAATCATGTTTGCGGCAAAGCGTATCCAATTCTCCATTTTTGTGAAGTTGGTTGTACCGCCATGCTGGCGAAATTCAACCGTGCGGTGGCGGGCGTAGGCTTCGAGGTTCAGCTTGTGGTAGCGGTCGTTTCTGAAGACCCCGCGAAGGTCCTGGATGGTTTGAGCTTCCCGAATGCGGCTTTCTGAAATACCGGAAAGGCGTTTGCAGAAGGTGTTATTGCGGCGGGTATTCGGCATGAAGGCGTCGATTACAGGTTCGAGGTGGCGGTAGGTTATTGCCAGGTTGCGCCAAGTTTCGATGGTGAAGTCTGCGGCGTCCATGTGAATGTGCAGGCCGCAGCTGTTATTTACCTTTACGTCGCAATAGTCAAGTACCCAGCAAACTTTCTGAAGCTCCTGCAATCCGGCCTCTCCTTCCAAAATCGGGCTAACCAGTTCGAAAGTGTCGTTTCCGCTAAGGCTTCCGTCTGATACAAGTTTCCAGTGGTTGCGGGTGTCGTGGTTGTAACCCTCAACCGCTACGTCGATTCCAGCTTCGCTAAGTTCGCGGGCAAGGCGTTGTTTATCGCAGTTATAGGCTTCAATCTCGATGCCGAAGCGGCGGTTGAAAGTATAGTCTATTTCCGGGATGGCTGTTGCAGCTACAGGTTGTTGTTGGTTGAAAGCGCCTGCCTCAAGCATCTTCTTGTAGACGTTCTGGACGAAACCGTAGTTTCCGTTGGTTACTAAGTCGGCCACCTGGCGGCGGGTAAGACCTAAAAGAAGGAGCTGTTGAATCTTCGCTGTCTTCGTTATGCTCTGGTTGAGAATGTTTGTAATTTGTTCGTTCATAATGCTTTACCTTTATTATTGTACAGCTAAGGTAACACTATTAACGCACATATCGTAGCAATACCATCTTTATTATCAGCGACTTAGCTTTGTTTAGCTTGAGCAAAAAAATGATTATTTTTTGCGTCGGAGGTAATGTATAAGGGTAACTAAAAAGATCAAAACGAGGTATGGAAGGAAGGGTTGATACCAGGGAACTTGCTTCACTTGGTAGGTGGTGTCGACGGTTTCTGTTTCATGAAATTGTTCTGAGGTGGTGTCGCAGGTAAGGGTGAGCTGGGTTTCGTTAATTGTGGAATCGGATTTGCTCTTGGAAGATAGGTCGATATCGGTTACAGATTTAACCGGACCATGTGAGGCGGTATCGCCAGGCTTTGGTGGGAAGAACTCCACAATCCGGACAGTGAGGTCGGATTCTTGCTCATGCAGATATCGGGCAAACTTTCCTTTGAAATCCAAAGAGTCGGTCCGGGTTTCCTTGAGGTGGTTAGTTTCGATATCAGAATGAGAAGTTCCTGACCGCGAACTTCGACAGCCCACGATCAGGAGTAATGTAAACAACACAATCAATATATTATGAACAAAGTGCATGGTTACAACATTTTGAGAATGGATTGTACGTGAATATCAGTAATAGCCTTTTTCCCTGTCGGAGAAAGAAGAAATCGACAGTCTTCCTGATTATCCATGAAAAGGTTTTCAGTAAGAATGGCCGGACATAAAGTTTCACGAAGTATTCCAAGATTAGTGTCCCAATCTGGATCACCATCGGAGAAATCTGCACGCATGGGTGTGATATCCTTTAGGATATCGCGAGCTGTATTCCAAAAAACGGTAGCATAGTCATCTGATTTGGACTGGCCAAGATAAGTATGAACTTCCCAACCGCGGGCTTTACCATTGAAAGCATTGCAATGAATGGAAACCAGAAAACAATTGCGGATACCTATTTCTTTGCAGATGGTATTCACGCGGCGAGCCCGTTCACGAATAGGTACATCGATAGACTCCCGAACAATCAGTTCAGAGTCAACTCCGAATTTTATGAGCTCTGAATAAACTCGACTCGCTATTTCACGAGTATAGGACCATTCAAATAGCTGACTGCCATCTGGCCAAAGTGGCGAGCGTTTACCTGCAGTATTCTCGCCATGCCCGTTGTCAAGTAGGATTTTCATCTTTTACCTCCTTTTTTTTAAAGATTCGTACCTGGTACCGATAATCGACTCCGAAGAGTGCACCGGCGAATGTGCTGACTTCTCCAAATGCCACCAGGACGGAATTATGTATTTCTCCGCGAGGAGACACCCAAAATCCTGAGAAGATGAGTACCATTCCTGAAATTGTGAGGAAGACAGCTACAGCCAATTGTACCGTGAGTTTTTTCATTGCTTTCATTTTTGTGCTAAGATATAGGGGATTAACCACTATTTAAAGGACGATTTCACATCAAAAAGATCAGCTGCAGAGGAGCTGAACATGAGTGTCCAACCTATACTTTTAAATTCCGGAGAGACGAAAGGCACGATATCGTGATTATCGGATATCTTATCTAACCAGGGAGTTGCGGAGGAACGGGAGTCTTGGATGAGTTTCTTCCGGAGAGACGCAAGAAGAGACAAGGCGACATCCGAGGCTATGGCGACTTCTATCATATCAGCGGCGTCGGTGAGCTTCATGGCAATGGTGACTGCCAGCTTCTGTTGGTCTAAGATGGAGTTCCTGGAGTCGCGAGATGAGGAAAATTCTCCAAAATCAATGAAAAGGTAGTTGCCGGTGATGTCGTTCACGCGCCTTTTCACGTCGTCGTATGATTGGCCGAAAACGAGATTCTCAAGTTCCGGCATGAGCGGATCCGGAAGATTCTTCACGTACTCAAGCAGAGTGGAGTACTGAGGGAACTGGCTTGCACCATTACTAAACATGGAAGCCACGCCTTCCTTCTGAGGGTATCGGGCAAAGTATTTTAATAAATTCAGGATCATAGAATATCATTGATTAAGTGAATGGGTAAGCCGGTTTCGTTCGCTATGTCTACCTTTTCCATCTTAGCAGAGTGAAGGCTTCGAACGGTATCGATGAGTTTCTTCCGGAGAATTGTAAGGTATTGAAGGATATTCATCCGTTCGATGGTGTCAACGTCGCCAAGGCCGTCGGAACTCAAGTTATACAGAGACTCAAGGGCACCGGTGGAAATGGCAGACACTTTGGTGTTCTTGGCCTCTGTAAGTAACTTGAATTCGGTTTTGGTGAATAGGTAGTTAACGAATGCCTGGAAGTTGAAGGCAATGGCAGTCAATTCATCCACCGGCAACTTGACGAATTTATGTGCGAGGGAATGAGCTCCATCAGAAGAGTACCGGTCCGGATAATAAAGAATAGCGGCCAAAAGCGGAAGTTGCTCTAATGATCCGCCAATCAAGGAACGGGCCTCGATGAACTGAAGGGCGGTCAAAGAGCAAGTAAGCCGGTTGAAGGAAGTGTCTATCGTATAGGCTGAATATAGCTCATCATCATTGAAGCGAATTACCGGGATCATCTGTTTGCAAAAACAGGAGTCAACGGCATAGTTGTAGGGCAGCTTGCTCAGATATCGAGCAATGGTGATGCCTGTCAATCGGTGCGGTGGAATACGTTTACATAATTTTCGTGTGTCCGAATCGAGATCCTGGAGAGCGGCGTCATTATCTGGATAGACAATTGTGAATGGGAATGTTACTTGTTCGGCCAGCCAAGCTAAGTTAGCCCATCCATCAGAGTCCTTTATTTTTTTGAGTTTCCACCCCATAACGCGGCATACATAGTTTACGCGAACCATAGCAACGGAGAGTTTACCTTTGGCCATTAGTCCAATGTCATGAATGAGGGACTGAAAAAGGTACGGAGTAATACCCTCCCAGGAATTAGGAATGCTGTATTGCGTTCCTTTGGCTATAAAATCAATAGTTGGATTTAGCATGGCATCAGCATTATTAGGTCGTCAGGACAGTTAAAGGAGGTGTTAGTATCGACGGATCCGGAAGAATCCGAAGTAAGTAGCAGATCGATATTGACTAACTCTTGTTTTACCTCATTAGCCAAAGATGCTGCTAAGGCAAGCATACGTTCCTGCTCATCTTTGCCAGAACGACTTGCCTTGGAGTCATCGAATAGACTCCGAATCGTAGGCGGAAACTCAATGATATCGAAACGGCGGAGTGCGATGGAAATGGTTTGCTTTGCCAGGCAACGGTGAAGCATTCGCAGGATGTCCGCCTTATTTTCAGCTCGTTCAAAATAGCCTGATAGGCCATCATCCAGGGCCTCCTTTTGAATAGGAATAGTCCGGAAAAAGAAGAGGTAAGACAGGTCTATGGAGTATAACATATCAAAGTCTTCGGTACTTTGAATCTTGAGTCCATCAAGGAGTTTTTTGTACCGGGTTTCTTTCCAAGAAGGGAAGTTCTCTTCAGTATCAAGCAATTGGATTGCTGTATCCATTGCATTGTAGTAGTTTTCAATAAAGGAGCGACGCATAGTTTCCTGCTCATGCTTATAGATGTCGACATCGTCTTTACGTTTGGAAACGATGTCGAAGATGAGCTGCTTGGCCATAGTTAAGTTTGCTATAGCCATGCACAAGGCCTCCTTAAGTTCTCCGTCAGTGGAAACAATCTCAGAATAAACTGTTTTCGTGAGAATGATGATTATCTGCTTTCTCGCTGAGATAGCTGATGAGTTGAGCTGGTCGAAAGTGATGTTACTTTCGGCATAGGGAGCATACTTACGAAACTCCGCAATGGTGGGAAATAGTTCTTGTAATATTGTCATGACTGTTGCTTATTAAGTCTGTCTTTTGGCGATACGTCTTCCTGGCGAGCTGGAACTTCTCGGTAGAAGCCAAGGCGATACCCCTGATTGTATAAATCGGGGAAGTTTATTTGCATGGCCTGATTAAATGGTTCAGAACAAATTTCGTCTTCAGAAGTAAGCGACATGATGTATATCAGGTAGTTGTAATATGCATCAGCACCCGATTTGGAAATCACTCCATCTTTGCTGACGCTCGAAATTGAAGAATCAAGGCCTACACTGGAGAGAAGTACTTCATCGGCGCGTTTATCGTAGGAAATAAGGGCGTCAATATATTCCTTATATTTTAGATCCACTGTTTCGATTTTCCAGCGTTCTTCCTCACCCTGACTATTTTTAAAGCTGATGGTGGCATAGGCTTTCCCCTGGTTATCCGCTCCAGAGAGGTAGCGGGATATTTTACGCAATTCTGACTGCAAATATTGGATAAGCGTGGATTCCTTGAATTCTGTACCAATCTCAATATTATTGTATTCCAGGAGTTTCTCATTGTTTTTTTTACGTCGTTTGTTTTCCTCGCAGAGCTTGGTAATCTGAATACGCTTAGACTCAAGCCAGGCATTCGGAATGATGATGTGTATTTTGGCCGCAAGAGAGTTCCGGAGAAACGAGTTTATATAATCGGCAGTATCATTGGAGCCTTTTATGTAGGATTTTGTACCGGCATGGGTTTCGTTAACTCCATAAAATTCATCGACTGATTTTTCACGATGGTGTGATATGGCCGCATACTTGTAATTGCTGATTTCCGCCAAATTGAATTTAGGATAGATACGGAAAGTCGAAGTGCCATACCCCCATCTCCCTACAGCTATATGCCGGAAGTCCTTATAATAGACTACATCAGTGGCAACATCCTTCTTTGTTGTTGCCAGGCGGCAATGCTTATTTTCCATTATTTCAAGTCCGGCAACAGGGAGCACTCCTCTACCCTTCCCTATTGTAAATCTCCACTTAACAAAGAAATCACGAAAATAGTAGTAGTTCTTGATGATAGATTTGGCAACCTCTTTATGGTCCGATTCAAGGCCACGTTCTTTCCAGCTATTAAGCCAATCAATAACTTCCGGGCAATCAATCCATTCTTTCTGTAACTTGCCATCGACTATTGTAGGCTTGTATACACTAATCCCATGCCCATATAGCATATTAACCTGCTTGGTTATCAAACGGGGAAGCAACCGATTCTTCTTGATATCTGAGGCAATCTCTTCACACTTCAGATTGTTGAAGCCACGACTGCACACTTGAAATCCTTGGATGCTCTGCCATTGCATGTTTGGGAAGTTGCTGTCATTAAGTACCGGAAACATCGGATCCGGATCCAGCACTGACGAGATCGGTTTATCACCGATTTGAAATGAGATTACATTGTCATCGTCAAGATAACAACCGTAATTGCCTATCATTTTAAGGTTGCTTTTACTCATAACCAATCTATTTTATGAAGTTTAAAACCATCTTGTGGAAAGCCCATGTACCGGATAAGTATGCGGTAGCACATCTTCGGTTCACCATCTGCATCACTGAAGAGAAAGAAGTTATCGCTATCAATGCTAAACCGTTCCTCCGGCAATTGGGTGCGCCATTTGCATCCTTCCTTTACTGTTAAATTAGGTACAGCCTCGCCCCTATGCCTTGAGCACGGGAAGAAGGCAATGGTGAAGCAGCCATTGGGAAGCTTCGAGATCTCTTTAGCCCATTGCATCGCCTGGATACCCGTCATTGTCATTTCCATGCCCGAAAGTAGTGGGTTTCGAGGTGCGCCAAAAGGACGCCCCTGCCGTTTGTCATATTTTCGGAATTTTCGAGAGGGGGTGAGCGGCAAGGTGAAAACTCAGCGGTGCGTGTAGGTATGCGCCTTGCAAGAAAAATACGTTTTGAATTTTTAAAAGCAAAGGGTTATTTCCCAATGGTTTAAATATTTTTTTGATGTCAAACAGTTCCATTATTATACTTTTGCTGATATATTTTTAGGGTGAAAAATAGCTGTTATATTGCCAAGTTATCGGGTAGATTATCCGGCATTGATGATAATTCGCCCTGTACTCTGTTTCCATAGCGACCAAAAAGAAGGTAAATTAAGGAGCTGGGGAGCTGTGTTGTTAGTCCGGCCTGGTTCTTTAATGGTACTTTCTTTTCAGATGATTTATCAAGCTCTATACGCCCTTCTGTTTTCTTCAGTGGTGAAAGCATAATAGAGCTGCAAAGGTTTTTGCACTCGTTTTCATCTATCAATATCTCAGGCAAAACATTACTACGACCGCCAAAGATGAGCAACAATAATTTGAACTGCTGCCAATAGTAAATTGTGGCCTGACCCTCGTTCATCAGTTCGACCTCGAAGCCGTAACTTTCGAGTTCGCGCTTTAACGCCCGGCTGTCGGTGGTGATTTGTTCCAGTTCCTCCCGGCGTTTGTTGCCGGCGCGGTCGGGATATAGAATAATTCGCTTATTGATGGAGTCCGGACCGAAGAACTCGTAGAACTGGCGGGCGAGTTCCGGTTGTTCTTCGGGGTAGCAACAATAGAACTCTTTCAAGACGCGGAGCTGACGACCGTAATTCTTTTCCTGAGCGACAGTCAGGGATGAGAAATGGCCGGGGTCGTAACCTACAAGAAGCTCATCGTGTTTGCTGTAGTATTTCAGATATCGAGCTGTGAGGATGAAGTGTTCCCGAAGGTCGAGTTTCAGAATGGACTCATAAATGTAGCTATCGGAAAATTGGTGTTTTTCCTTGTTGTAGCTGGCGAAGAACTTATTAATCACTTCCTTGTGACGGATGGCACAAATGGAAGTAAGGAACTCATCCATGTCGAGGGTTTCGAGCTGGGTTTTAAAGAACTTAGGACCGAGGATATCCTTATTACAGAAAGAACTGGCACGGACATACAGGGTGGCGTTCCGGCGCATGTCGGCCAGGCGAGGATTCCAAAGGGCGATGATGCGGTCTTGCTTGATGATTTCAAGACGGATGCGCTCAAGGGTGACGGGATTGGTGGTTTCGCGTTGTGCATTTATCAGTTTGTATTTCTGATAGATAGCGGCATTTACGTGAAGTGCAACGGTAGATATTTCTTCCAGAAGTTTGTGGTCCATGTGACGTTCGTATTCTTCGAACCAGTCGTCTTCGCCAAGGTCAACGCGAGCGGTATCGGATACGCCGGTGATACCCTGGTAGTATGGAGAGCGACGAATATCGGCACTGGATCCACGAAGTGAGGGGAACAAACGGGTTTTCAGCTTTTCACCTTTGTTGTGCTTCATCTCTTCGATGATGGCATGGACGGCAGACCGTCCGGCGACGGATTCGGGCTGGTCGGAACTGACGAGCTGGATGTGATGACCATCACGAAAGACGACGCTATGCTTGGGGTACGATATGGGATATCGAGGTCGGCGAAAGTGCGATGGAAGTTTGGCTTCGCCAACAACGTAGTCGATGCCGTACTCAAGCATGGGGCGGACTTTACCGGCGACGGTGACGGGCTTGGAAAAGTAGGCCTGTAGGTTTGGCCAGACATTGGTCATGAGGGCGACGTAGGTCTTATGTACCAGGAAGGAAAGTTCACCGGGCATATCATTGGCCACACGGATGATGCGGGGGCCGGTGATACCTTCGGTCTTTCCTCCGGCACGGGCAACCTCGGCGAACACGTTGTTGGAGTCGATGACATTGACCTGAATTTGCATCTGGTTCATGTAGTAGCGTTCGAAGCTCGTTGCTGCGTCGAAGGTACTCTCTGAAGATGACAGAGAGCTTGAGGATTGGCTATACAGTTCTATTCCCATGTTATTCCTCGTTTAGTTCTTCGTATTCCGCTTCCTGGATATCGGCATCGCGGAGGAGACGCTTCTTTTCAACTTTCTCGATAGGAAGACTGTCGATGAGATTGAGGTAGAAGCCTTTATTGTGCTTGGCGGCAATTTCCTTGAGTGAGGCTTTGCTGTAACCGAGGTCTTCAGGACTGAGTTCCGGAGAGATAAGGAAGACGATGCCAAGGTCGCGGTCGGCTTCGGCGATTTCGGAGGCACGGCGACGGCACTCCAGAGCAGCGGCATAACATTTCCCCATCGTTTTATAATCTTCAGCCGCAGCGCAGAGTTTGGCTAAGTCCTCATACTTATCGGCATAATTCGACTCCCACACCTTGATAGATACATTGTTATCAATGCTGAAGTAATTAATTGCAGCATAGATACGAGTCTTACAGGTACGTTCGTCGATGTTGATTTGCTGCTGGGCATTGATGCGCTGGCGCAATTGTTTGGCTGCACGGGTGATGTTACGTTCGTATTCGTATATTTCAGCAGCCCACTGGAGCTGCTTCAGAAAGAGCTGTACGTCGGCAGGAATTCCATCACACTTCCCGGTGGTGAGAAAAGAGGATATCAGGTCCGGGTGTATCTTATCAAGGGTGTCGAGTTGGGTCATACGCCGAATAATTCTTTTCGAAGTTTCTCTAACTTTGCTTCTTGGGTGGTTTCTTTCAACATGGTAATGGCATCAAGATCACCACTGGTAGCTTTCTTAATGAGTCCTTCCATTATGGCATGTGCCGCTTCTTGCGGACTAAGCGGTGGAGTGTCCGCCTTATTTTCTTGGATGGGTGATGTTTTCTTTTTCATGATCTGCATTAATTATGCAGGCAAAAGTAAATGATGAGAGGGGAGCTATGAAGGACAAATCCCCGCTACAAAAGTTTGTAACGGGGATTTGGAGAATTATTGGTGAAAAGAAAGTTCTATGATTTCCTTATTGATATCGGAACAAAATGCGGTCAGCCATTTTACAATCTGCATATCATTCTTGGGGATTTCGGAAAGGTTAGAAGTTACAATTAAACTCATAACAGCCCGGGCAACCATTGACCATTCTTCAACGGTCAGTTCTTTACTCATTTTCTTATTAGGATTCATTTGGAGCCCCCTTTCTCTTCTTTGGCGATGTAATCAGTCAAGAAGTCACGTAGCAGTTTCAACTCGTCCAGTTCAAGGTCATCTATCATTTGGGATGTATCTACTTTAGCAACCTCATACATACATTCTGAGGCTCCTTCATTCTCCGTCCAATCATATTTCATGACGGAGAATTTTGAGTTTTTACTCATTTGGTGCCCCCTTTCTGATTTTCGCGATATTCTTTCCAAAGAGAGTATTGTGTTCTCTGATAATCATAGACTTCATTAAGAAGTTGCCGGAGACAAAAAAGCTCATTAAGATTTAAATCTTCAATAATGGAATATTCACCGACATGAATTGTGTAACGTGGTGTTGTGTTTGTACCACCCATATAATGTTCTGTTGCCCCGGTAACAAAGATATGGCGTATTCTTTTGTTCTTCTTGCTCATTTTGTACCTCCTTCCTTATTAAAGGTGATATTCACTGTACCACCATTGGTATAGATGATAATGGATTGTTCACTACGGGTAGCGCGGATGCGCTTGCGACCGGAACAGAGTTCAATGCCCAGCTGGGCAAACATACTTTGGACTTTTTCAGCGGATACATAGCGTCCACGGGCGCGTTGGTTTTGATTTTTCATTTTGGAAGTCATTAAAAAATGAAACAATATGTTGATTATACACCTAAATGTCGAACCTAAAGAGACGGGAAAGGGAATTTCTGATTAAGTACCCCAAAGCAAATACGGATATAGAAAAAGAAAGTTCCGCTTTCCCGTTGACTTCCACCTGAAACAGGCAGTGGGCGCATTAACGCTCCA